GGCTCCGGCGGCGGCGGTGCTGGCGGCTATCGCAGCAATGCGGCCTATGATTACTCCGTCGATATCGGCTCTTACACAGTTACAGTCGGCGGCGGGGGATCGGCTGGAACGGGATCGTTCCCTACCGGATCAACGGACGGCGGGAACGGCAGCAACAGCGTCTTTGCGACCATCACGTCCACCGGCGGCGGAGGCGGAAAGAAGGCCGCGGCCACGCCGGGCTTAAGCGGCGGGTCGGCGGGCGGCGGCGGCGCATGGGACAGCGCCCATACATTCGGCGGAACCGGAACGGCGGGGCAGGGCAACAATGGCGGCGGGAACGGTAATTTCAGGGGGAGCCCGTACCCCGCTGGGGGCGGCGGCGGCGCTGGGGCGGTGGGCGGCAGCGGGACATCGGACAGCGCTGGCGGCGTCGGTGGGACGGGCACAGCATCATCTATCAGCAGCGCGTCCGTCACCTACGCGGGCGGCGGCGGCGGGGCTATGTTCTCCGCTGGCGGCACGGCGGGCGCTGGCGGCGCTGGTGGCGGCGGCGCTGGCGGGCGCGGCATTGCCGGAACATCAGGTACGGCCAACACGGGCGGCGGCGGCGGGGGCGCTGGGACAACCGGCGCGGCTGGCGCGGGCGGCTCCGGCATCGTCATCGTTCGCTATCTGACCTCTGACGGCACGGGCCTGACCATCACTGGCGGGACCATCACGACGGACGGCAGCTACACCATCCACACGTTCACAAGCTCCGGCACGTTCCAGATTGCAGCGGCTAGCTACACCATTACGGCCAACAACGGCACCTACGCCCTGACGGGCCAGACGATCCAAATTACTTACCAATATCTATCTGCCGTGTTTAACAGCCATGTGTTTGGCTTTTCGCCATTTGCAGCTGTGCCATTTGCTTACACGCCACCCACCGCAAATGCCTATTTTATAACTGCCAACAACGGCACCTACGCCCTGGCGGGGCAAGACGCCACGATATTGCGCTCATGGTTGCTCTTGCCCCTAAATGGGGTATATTCTCTCACCGGCTACGCTGCGGACATAGCATATGTACCAACGCCGACCCCGGTAGCGAACGTAGAATACTTTATTGAGATACGGTCCTTCACGGAGCGCAGGAGATTTTAAGTGTCCCTAAACCTCAAGGCCATCACGACTCGGCTGGGATACCAGCAAATCACCACGCTGACTTCGGCTACCGCGCTGACCGTCCCGCTCATTGATGTCAACGGCCTTAGCTGCCGGCCAACTATCGCGCTTATCACCCCGGAAACCCAAGGTGTTCGTTGGCGCGACGACGGCACTGCGCCGTCTGCTTCAGTAGGTATGCCGCTCGCGGCTGGCGTGACGCTGCAATACGATGGGGATCTGACCAAGATCCAGTTCATCGAACAAACCGCCAGCGCCAAACTTAACATCAGCTACTACGCTTAAGGGGCGCCCTATGGACATCACAAACGACGGCGCTCCGAGCCTTAACTTCGGCGAGTATTTCACCAAGCAGTTTCTGCTGGACTTGGCGAAAATGGCGGAACTCCGCGCCGAGCTTGAAAAGCGCCAAGGCGCGATGGCCGCGGTAGAGCAGACGGTCAAGCTGAAAAGCGACGCTGAAGCCGCGCTGGCCGCAGCAAAAGTAAAGGCTGACGACCTTGTGGCTACCGCCACGAAGAAAAACGCGGCTTCTCAAGTGCGCGCCGACACTCTCGACAACGAAACGGCTGCGTTGGACATCCGCGTAAAAGAGTTTGAATCCGACTACGAGACTCGTAGTCAGGCCCTGGCCGGCGCTGAACGCGCCGCCACGACCAAAGAGGCTTATCTCGTCAAACGTGACGCAGATCTGAACGCCAAAGCGGATGCTCTGGCGGCAACTGAAAGTGCGCTGAACGCGCGGGTTAAGGCTTTCCAAGAGAAGGTCGCCGCCATTAGCGCCTAAACCTAACCGTACTGGTGCGGGCCACCAGGGACTTCTCAGGGGTCATTTATGGACGGCGAACTTCCTAATGCGGTTACAGCGGATACGCCCGCGCCGGAACTGGAGCAAACGGTAGCCCCAGGCTCTGAAGATACCACCACACCGGAAACGTCAACGGACGAACCGTCTAAGAGCTTCACACAAGAAGAACTGGACGCCATCGTTGGCAAACGCCTAGCGCGTGAACAAAGGAAATGGGAGCGAGATCAGGCTCAACGTAATGCTGAACAACAGGCTAGGTCGGCTCCGGTCGAAAACCTGTACGTCAGCGACTTTGAGAGTCCCGAGGCTTACGCAGAGGTTTTGGCCGAGCGTAAGGCAGAGGAATTGCTGGCGCGGCGTGAAGACGCCAGGCAGCAAACCGCGATACTCGACGCCTATCACGACAGGGAAGAAGAAGCGCGGACTAAATATGACGACTTCGAGCAAGTCGCGTACAACTCAGCCCTTCCAGTCACGACCGTGATGGCGCAAGCGATCCAAGCCTCGGACATAGGCCCCGATTTGATTTATCATCTCGGTTCCAACCCGAAAGAGGCCGACCGAATTGCCCGTTTGCCCGCGATTTTGCAAGCTAAGGAAATCGGACGAATGGAGGCCGAACTGGTCGCCACGCCACCGATAAAAAGGACTTCAACCGCCCCGGCGCCTATTGCACCTGTCACCGCACGAACCACTGGTTCTCCCGCCTACGACACCACCGACCCCCGGTCTATCAAGGCCATGTCTACGTCGGAATGGATCGAAGCGGAGCGGACGCGACAGGCCAAGAAGTTCGAGGCTTCGCGTAACCGCTAACAATTTGGAAGGCCCACATGGCTAACTCGATCCTCACAATCGACATGATCACCAGGAAAGCCCTGGAGATCCTTGAGAACAATCTGGTCCTGACGCGGAACTGCAATCGTCAATACGACGACAGCTTTGCCGTCGAAGGCGCCAAGATTGGCTCCACCCTCCGTGTCCGTCTGCCCGACCGGGCGCTGGTCACTGACGGTGCGGCCCTGCAAGTGCAAGACGACAACGAGCAATACACCACGCTCACCGTCGCCTCGCAAAAGCATATCGGCGTCAACTTCACCTCTGCCGAACTGACGATGCAACTGGACGATTTCGCTGAACGCGTCCTGAAGCCCCGTATTTCGCAGCTTGCGTCCAGCATCGACGCGGATGTCGCTAGTGCCTACCAAAGCATCTACAGCACGGTTGGCACCGCCGGCACCACCCCGGCTACCTCGCTCGTTCTGTTGCAAGCTCAACAGAAGCTGAACGAATACGCCTCTCCGATGGGCAACCGCTATGCCACCGTCAACCCGGCTGCCAACGCCGGGCTGGTTGAGGGCATGAAGGGCTTCTTCAACCCGACCGACACCATCAGCCGCCAGTTCAAGCAAGGCATGATGGGCACGGGCGTTCTGGGCTACGACGAAATCAATATGTCGCAGTCCGTTCGTCAGTTCACCACCGGCTCGCGCTCTCTGACGGACACGATCCTCGTCAACGGCGCTGTTGCGACCCAAGGGGCTACGACCATCAGCCTTGACGGCGGCACTGGTTCGGCGACAGTTCTGGTCGGCGATGTGTTCACCATCGCGAATGTGTACTCGGTCAACCCGCAAACCCGCGAAAGCACGGGCTCGCTCCAGCAATTTGTCGTCACCGCGGCCACCACGGCTTCGAGCGGCGCCTGGACGAGCATCGCGGTCCAACCGGCGATGTACACTTCGGGCAACGCCCTGGCCACCATCAATGCGTTTCCCGCCGACAACGCGGCGGTTACGTTCATCGGTGTGGCCTCGACTGCCTACCCGCAGAACCTGGTGTACCAAAAGGACGCCATCACGTTCGCCACCGCCGACCTCCTGCTCCCGCAGGGCGTCGATATGGCGTCGCGTCAGGTCCACAACGGCATCTCGCTCCGCGTTGTTCGTCAGTACGACATCAACAACGACCGTATGCCCTGCCGGATTGACGTTCTGTATGGCTTCAGTGTGATCCGCCCGCAAATGGCCGTTCGGATTTGGGGTTAATCTTAGCTGGCCCCCGGTTCGCCGGGGGCCACCTTTAATCAGAAGGACTAAAACATCATGGCACTTCCTAACGGTTCTGGCGGTTATCAAGTTGGCGACGGCAACCTTTCTCAGGTCGTTTTCAGCACTCTTACCGTCCCCACGGCCTACACTGCCACGGCTACTCTCACCACGGCTGACCTCGCGTCTGGCCTGGTCATCTACACCTCGGCTAGCACGGGTAACATGACCTTGCCGACCGCGGCTCTCACTGACGCTGCTTTTAGCAGCGCCAAGACGGGCAGCTCGTTTGACGTAGCCCTCGTCGCTACCTCAACCGGCGTCCCCACGATTGTGGTCGGCACCGGCTGGACGCTTGCCAGCACCTCTGGTGCGGGCGTGGCTTCCAAGAGCGTCCTGTTCCGCGCTGTCAAGACCGGCGACGCTGCGTACTCCCTGTACCGCATTGCGGG